GCTACTGGTAATATATACGCTGCAAAAGAGTTTTGTGGACATAGGTCTGTAAAAGATACAGAAGCCCACTATGCAGACTGGATTGATGATGACAAGATCAAAACTACTAAAACACTTGTCAATACTTTAAATGAGGTATTTTAAGATAGCTGTTCTGTTAGTTTTATCTTTGTTTCAAATACGTTGAACGCAACCTCTTTGAACTGCAAAGAGTCGTCAGAAAGTCTAACCAGGTTGTAGTTGTTATCATCGTAGTAAATTATCTTATCATGTGACCCAAAGACCGCATCTCGCATAGCTTCTAATTCTGCTTTGTAAGTTGCGCTTATAAAGCTAAGATCGAAGTTCCAGAACTTTATACCGTCATGTCTTTTGTTTGAGAACTGCACTCCACCTTGGCTTTGTATTACCCTGTTACCATTTGTAACGCCTTCCGTGCCTGACAATGTTACATTCTTAAGATCTACTTGTTTGGCAAACATTATTTCTGTTATCGTAGATACCGCTGCTTCATGAGCCGCAACATACCAATATCTTTCAGAATCAGAAGCGGTAAGCTTTGCTTCGCTATCAGCGCGACTTTTGCCTTGCGCACTTACGTTCCAGCCTTGAATAATACTACCAAATGTAAGCTTTTCTGTGTCGGTTGAAGTGCTTGATGAAGAGTTGGTGTATACTTGTAATCCATTATCACCAGCTGCTGTAGAATGAAACGCAAAAGAGTCAACGGTATCAATAGCGGCTGCTCCTTTGTCTACCCTAACTGCCGCATGTTGAGCAGTAAAGTTTGCAGCTGTCGCTACACTACCATCTACTAAACGCTCG